ATCCGGGTAAACCAACCATAACATACCATACCTTAATTGCTAAAATTTTTATTTTAGCAATTTCTATAAATCAATTCTAATCACTTCATGGTTTAACGACCATGGCGTTTCTTACTGCTCTTCCGAGCTTCCTACACGATGAAATCCCTTCGTCGCTTCCTCCTGAGGATCTTGACTGCATCCCTTCCCCGTTTCTCGGTCCAATCAGCGCGATCGAAAACCCCTTCTTTGAGCTTGACGAACTGCGTTGGCTCTTTCCTGGGTCTTTCGTCCTTCGGACGTCTAACCCCGTAACCTTTTCTTTACCACCATTGTGCAAGTGCGTGGTTTTTACTCCTATGAGTGACTCCTGTTTGATAACAACCTCGGCGATTTCTCATACAGAGACCGTCCACTCTCGCGAAATCTTTTGCGATTTCGAAGTCACGTTTTCAGAGGCCTTCACCGTCGCGCCCAATGGTGCACCGGAGGCTATAGTTCTCATCATCTGCGATTCATTCCCCATTGTGCGAAAGCCGAACAATTGCCTTCTTTTTGCAGATGGATTTTGCTACCTGCGGTGGTTCATCTCCACCCTAGACTTTCATGAAACATTTCTTATTGGTAGCCTACTTGGCGCTTACCCGGATTTAGCTGAGGTCTATCGCATGTTGTTAACGCGCCAAATCTCTCACCTCCCGTGCACTCTTACTTTCAATTGTCATGTCGGTATATACCATGTGGAACCGCGATCGGGGCCTAGAGTCAGTGTGCATGACATACTCTTCCTTCCAAACTTTCCCATCGGAGGGGATGAAATCGGGCAGGTGTCGAACAATGAGTGCTTTGCCGCCGCCACGGGGGCTCGCATTCGTTTGGACCCTTCATCTAAAAATCTTCTCTCCGCTGTGGGTTTCACTGATGACAAGGATTGCGCTGATATCATTCGATCATTATTCGTTGATCGCAATTCTCGACTTCGCGGAGAAGTAGATAAGCTGTTGGCTCAAAGATGGACTGACGAAAAGTTTTCAAACCAGCGCAGTCGCAAGAAAGTTACCATTTATCAACAGCTTGATACAGCTGAGGAACGAGCACTTGAAGCATCCTACCCGGAGTTTGATATTTCTTTCAACCCTCAGCAATTTGTGTCCCATGCTTTCGCCGCCGCTTCCCGCAAACTCGAAACCGAGCTTCTATTGTCACTATGCGGGTACTCACGTACGTCCAAGCCCCCTCGCGGTTTTATGGCATGTATCATTGACATCGGGGGTAATTGGTCGACACACATCGCGGCTAAACGACCATACATTCACAGCTGTTGCCCTATTCTATCTGGGCATGACGATCTTAGAGAAGCAACGCGGAGAGAATTCCTCAACAATCTATATCTTCCTCCACTCTCCGCCGAGACCGCTAACAACTCACTGTCTGATGCGGTAGCTGCACCTTCTGAAGCGACAAAAACCACCCCTCTATCTAAAAGTGTCGCCGTTTCACAGTCCCCGAATGCAGTGCTTCATCACTTGGTTTCAATTTACCGGGATAAACGCACAAGATGTCGCATTCGATGCTCCAAACGCACAGAAACATGTCGTGTTCTCGCTCCCCATATGCTCTCGATCCATTCAGCATACGACATGACTCCGGAACAATTGTGCCTCAGCATGCTGTCCCACAATGCCACCACCCTTCGCGGAAGCTTGATATTTTCACCGGAACTACTCCTATCCAACTCTGGGGTACTTATGCCGCTAGGGTGCCGTTTTGACAGGAATGATCGAGACGACCTCATCACATTCTCTTTTGTGGATGATCCCTCACTCACTTATTCACACAAGTTCTCATCTTACCGTCGTCTCTTTTGTGAACCAGTCATTGAGGTGGGCGCCCCTTCTGTCCGATTCTATATTGATTTGCAACGCAATAGATGTGGGGTACAGTTTTTCACCATCCGCAGGGGGACGAATGTGGAGGTTCCCCGCTGCACCATGTCACGCAACTTGTGGTTACCCACTGCTGAAAACCGCCTCGCTGTGCGGTATTATTCCTTTGATGTCAGGGCTAAAAATCTACGGTCCGCACTGGTGCCCCGCGTGTTTACAGTTCCTAGGGGACATTTTGAGAAGATTTATCAGTTCGCCCTGCGCTTGTCTGATCAGAAGTTCAACGTTAATGACCTTTTTAATTACGCGTGCTCTATCAACAATCGTCTCATCATTGATGGTGCGTCCGTGGGTCAGCCAGAATCGATCAGTACTAATGACCTTGTTGATCTCACTCATGCCACGTACATTCACGCGTACTGCAAGAGGTATAACTTGGGGAGGATTGACAAGGAGGCGATTGAAACCATCAAGTCTGAGCGCACACTGGGTTCTGCGGGCTTGCTCAAGAAACTCGTCCTACTTCTTAAAACCCCGTTTGTGAACATGTCTTTGACCGCGAATTTCGATCAGTTTCTTTCGCGCTGGATCACCCTGCCAGATATGTTTCCTGTGTCAATTGACGATGCTGTGCGTTTCGTCTCCTTTTCATCCGTGTGCGACCGTTTTCTGTCCCACTCCACCGAGGACCCTTGGGACTATGAGGCTGTTTTTGAAGATGATAGTATTGACGTGGTCATTACCACCGCCTCCACCTTGGCTGACGAATGTTCCGAACCCGACGACGTAGACACAACATCTATTGATTCGTCTGAGATTGATTCGGGCGATGCGACTGCAGACGATTGCTCGAAAGCGAAGGTACAAGTGATCTCTTCATCGTCCAAAGTGCACACCGATGACCTGTGTGATGTGAACTACAATGATGTTTTATTCTGCCTCACTCAACCGACCGCATCGTCACGTTTTCTTCAGGAGTTGCCGCGCACCGTGCCAGACTTGTGCTATGTCGTTTCTGGGTGTTCTGACGGTCGTTTTCGTCTTTCTTCAGACGGTGGGCACGTCGTGTTCATAGGCAACGGGGATGATTTTAGTCTTTACCCAGTGTCGGTGAGTAAGAGGCAGAAGGTGAAGAAAGGTCTCGTTGACAATTTCCGCGCCACTCTCACAAAACTGGCCGACACTCTGACCACCCAAAGACCCCCGGTTACAGCTTCCTCGGAATCTCATGTGTTCATCTCACGCTATCCCGGGGACGACATCGATTGTTGCGTGTCCTCTCCTGCTAATCCGGTTCTGTATCTTATTTCACGCAAGAGATGGGAGGACCACTTTTCTCATCTTAAGTACAAAGGGGAGGTTGTCGTCTCTCCATCTGCTGAGAGGCTTCAATGTTACAATCCCAACAAGATGCCGTTCATCATTGAAGATCCTAACTTGATTGCCTCCTGGGACCCGACTACCCTACCGTTTCTGGTCGAAAATGACTCTAGGTATCTCAAGTATTCAGAGCGGCAGATGCGAACACTCAGAAAGATTCATGCTGGTGATCCATCGCATTTCTGTCACCGCCCCCTGATCACACCAACCGCGCTTTCTGAAATGGACAAAGGGGGTTACAATGTCCTCAATGCCATGCGGTATGCCTATTGTCGAGACTCACCACTCCTCTTGCATATCATAAAACCTACAGTCTCGCAGTTTGTTGTCCACTCTGGAATTCCAGCCATTACGGCTCCTACCGCTGAGGGTGGTGGTGTCACCGTGACTGAAACTGTTCTGCCCATTCCACACCCTGCTGATCCGTCCGTTTCCGATGACGCCCCAAAGCGATTGCCTGAGGTGCACACGGCTGACTCATCTTCGTCCAGTAACAGTTCAGGCACCGATTCAACTAATGTCACGTCGGCCGACGATGACTCGTCGGAATCAGCTGTGTTGCAGAAACCGGTGGGTGAGAACAAGATTGTGAAGAATGAACCACTCGAGAATGAGGCCGGTCCTGAAGAACCTACTTTTCTGGCTGAGGTTGATGGTTTCCCATGCGTCGTGAGTAAATGCACACATGATCACCGATTGATTAAATCTTCCGGCGAAAACAATATGTGCTTTTATAACTCCCTGTCACGATGTCTCAACCTTAACATTTCGGGAAGTGATTGTAAAGCGTACCTACTGACCAGAGTTAATGATTGCACCAAGAAACGAAGTGAGGTGGTGCGACTGTTGTCCGATTCCACAGCTATGACGGACACCTGTGTGGTCTATCACGCGGCTGAGGTGTACAAAGTTAACATCTGTATTCACACTGCTTTGGATAGTCCTGCGTGTAGGATCGTTGCACCGGGTGCGCCTGTGTCTGAAACGGTGTGCATCTTGCAGTCTCATTTACATTTCGACAGTCTCATTTGCAGGAAGCGTCGCTCCTCGCCTCCGCGTGAAACACCTCACGCGCCGAAACCAAAGCCACCGCCGGAGAATGTCGAGTATGTCCCTAAATCTTTGCAATTTTCTCTCAATCCGGTGGTAGCGTCTCATCCAAACATCACCACGTCACTATTTGCAGAGTTTGAGGAGCTGTCACCATCTGTTCAGCGTGATTACATCATGTTCAAACCTGTGGAGCTGCCCGGTGACGATCTCTGCACTAAAGTGAAAAATTGTATCTTTGAGCAGCTTGAGTATTGGAGAGTGTATGACGGAGTTCTACGTGACAACCTGCGAGAGATTTACTCCAATTTGCCTATATCCTTCACGAGGAAGGACTGCACTGATCTCGCTAGTTCGTCTAAGGCTGTGTGTGTCTGGGATTGTCGCTCTGCTACCTGGTTGGTCCCACCGCGGAAGGGTGTGCTTCATGAGTTTGGATTTGACGGTGAAAGGTACGTCGCCCTCCGGAGTAAACTTGGCAAATGCAAAGACCTCGCTGAACAGTTGAAGCAGTCCAAGCGGGACAGAATTATATGTACGCGAGAAACTGAACTCATGCAAGAACACCGACTGCTTAATGCCTGTCGGCGACTGAACATTGCCGATTTTGACAAGCTACCTGAGTTCGTTTTCATCAATGGAGTGCCTGGGTGCGGAAAGACCACGTTTATCATCAACAATCACGTTCCCTCTGAGTATGCTCCCGCCACAAAGGTCAAACCTGTGCCTGCGCTGCTCAAATTGGGTGACCTTGTCCTCACAGCCACTCGCGATGCAGCCGCTGATTTGCGTCAACGCCTTTCCCGCTCCGGCATTAGAGCTGACAAATTCCAATATCGGACTGTGGACTCCTACTTACTCAACCGTGGCGATGAGGTCTTCAGTTCTATATGGGTTGATGAAGCGCTGATGTCCCACGCGGGTGCTGTGTTCATGTGTGCGAAGTTCTCTGGGGCATCCAAAGCGTATCTCATTGGTGATCGCTTTCAGATTCCATATGTTGCCAGGTTACCAGGTATTGTGTTGAACCACCACTCCCTTTGTGACGTGCTACCAGTGGCCCACACCTTGAACGTCAGCTTCCGATGTCCAGTGGATGTAGCAGCAGCTCTTAGTGATGTATATGAACCTCGCATGCAGTCGACTAACCACAGGAGAAGGTCCATGCGCATAGAGAAGATCAATGGTATCGCCGATGTTCCGAAACGTCGTGATGATGTGCAATATCTCACATTTACTCAACCGGAGAAGTACTTGTTGGCCGAGAAAGGCTATGCGCCTGTCAACACCGTCCATGAGTACCAAGGGAAGTCTTGCTCTACCATCTGGGTCGTCCGGTTATCTCACCGCACATCTGACGAGTTGTTCAAAAAGGAAGCCTGGGCCATCGTTGCTTTATCTCGTCACACCCGTGAGCTTGTGTATTACACCCCTGTCCTGGTGGATGCTCTCGCCAAACGTGTGTCTGCCAATATCAGCGCTGCGGATTGCCAACGCGCCACTGCCGCGGTCGATTACAGCCCTCCCAAGCTTGCGGGTGGTGCCGCCTTCTATCTTAGCCCTGGACTCTGCGGTGCTGCTCCCCAACCTACTGTTAACGTTTACGAGAATCTTCAAGTCTGGTATGACAGCATCTTGCACAGGGATTCCACAGAGGATACATCTTTCGATCAGTACCACGTGCATCACGGTGATCTGTCCCTTGCCGTTGGCAGTCTCTCCCTTAAGCTTGATAGAGATGGATCATTAGGGGAAGCGCGACCGACTCTTCTTCCGCGATTGCGCACTGGAGCGACTGCTCCCCGCTTTGCCACCCAACGAGAAACTTTGCTGGGTTTCTACAAACGCAACGCTAACGTGCCAGACCTTCAAGGTTTGGTGGCTGACAAGCGTCTTGTTCAAGCAATGACAGATAAGTTTTTGAAAGCGTTTATTGGAAACCGGAAGCGGGATCTTTTTGCATCCTACCGCACGCGCAAGATTGTGCCCAGTTCTATTGCTATTGAAGAGTGGCTGCGTACTCAACCACCGCACGTTGTCGATCAGATCGTTGGTGAAGCCACCTCCGCCGCGGAGAAACCTCTCAATGAGTACTTGTATATGAACAAGCGTGATATCAAACCTGCTCTCGACGGCACGGCGACTTCAGAGTACAAGGCGGTGCAAACCATTGCTTATAACACCAAGGATATAAATGCCATATTTTGTCCAATCTTCAGGCAGATATCTGATCGCCTACTTAGTGTTTTGGATGATAGGTTCTTGATCTTTACGCAGATGAGTGTGAGTGAATTTGAAGAGAGGTTGACGAGCATCCTACCACCTTCTTTCGCTAATCTGCTGTTCACGAAAGAGGTGGATTTCTCCAAGTATGACAAGAGCCAGGGGCGTGTGCATTTGCTCTTTGAGATCGAGATATACAAAGCTCTAGGACTGGACCCTTTCTATGCCTACTTGTGGTACCGTGCTCACTATCACACCATTGTCAAAGACCCTTCTTGTGGATTTCTCGCGTGGTTGCAATGCCAGCGCAAATCAGGTGACGCAGCTACATTCATCGGAAACACAATCGTGCTAATGGGTATGCTGTCATTCATGTATGACTTTGATAACATCTGTGGAGGTGTTTTTGGAGGTGACGATAGCGTGCTGTGGGGAAAGCAGACAGTTCTTGAACAAGATAAGACGTACATGGCCGGAGATGTTTTCAATATGGAGGTGAAGTTCTTCAAGTTCCGCTATGTGTATTTCTCCTCAAAATTCCTCATATCTGTTGGGGATCGTTGGCGCATGATCCCAGACCCACTAAAGATTGTCTTCAAACTTGGCCGTCGTGATTTGGTCGATTGGACCCATCTCGAAGAGTACTTCATTTCTATGCAAGATCACCTGAGATCCTTCAGAGATGCGTGCATCAATGAGGTTCTGTCGGATGCTGTTACGGAGAGATACAACACTCAAGTGTCCGATCACACTTACTGTTTCGCGGCTTTGGCTAGATTGTCTGAAGACAAGAGTGCTTTCTTTTCTCTCTTTGAGGACCCTGGGAACTTGCTGATCGACCCTTCCCGTCCCAAAGTGTTTTAGGTTGGTTCTCGGTTACTTATGTCTAACTTTCAAGTGTACAGGTCCCCTGACAATGCAGTTAAGACTGACGAACCCCCCCCTGACTTTTCCATTTACGATCCCTTAGTGCAGGCTTACTTTGCTGCGGCTTATATTGCTGACTTCCCGACTCTGCGTGAGGCGGCCACTTATGCTGACAGTCCTCACGCTCTCTTAGGTAACATGTTTCTGATTGTAGTCCCTTCTGACACCAAGTTCCTGACAACAGCCCCGAAGTCTGGGCTCTCACTTCATTCTAGTTATGGTGTAGGATTTAAGCGTGCTGTATATGAGTCTTTTAGTGGTGTGGCATTGTTAGATAGAATCTCTGTTACTGGTCGTGGTGATGAGGTGGTGACCGGGCGTCCCATACGGCAGGCCGAAACCCTTGCTATTCTTGCGGAGGCAGCGGAGGCGGCGGTGGCCTTTCACGCTGCTCTCGAGGCGTCAGATCGAACTTTTGACAGCATCAAGCATGGATACCTCAAGCTCAAACTGCTAGTCGGGGAGGCTCTTGGTCTCGAACTTAATTTCAGATACGAACCGCGTGAGACCGTTATCTTCCTCAACCTTCAAAATTGGGTCTCCCTGGACGCCATCGTGTGGTTCTTGAACCTGTGCTTGGGTATCGATTTCTTCTGTTCCACCTCACGACGCTGTGTGCTTGCCATTTTGAAATCCCTTCTTAACAGGGCCTCTCCCTTCTCTGAGATAAGGCGTTTTCCGGAGAACGAACCTTTTGTTTATCTCAGTGGGGTAGGAGCTCAGCAGTCCCTCATCCAATTGTCACGTCTGCTCAATCAGTCCCGGTTGATCCCCATCCCTGACACTGAACGTGACCAATTCTTCAACGCTGTGTATCAGCTGTTGACAAAACTTGAGAAGATAGGTCCTGGTGAAGATAATGGGATTGTATTTGATAGAGCTACGTTTGAGAGTCACTTCAAGCTCACTTGGATTTTGAATTGAACCACCATGTATGTAGATTGGAATAGTGTAGAATTTCTGTCGGGTCAATCTTGGTGTCCTTTGTCTGACTTTACTGCCTTTCTTAACCACTGTGCATCTGTGTCTTTCTTCGTTAAAGACGTGAGAGATACGACTTTAGAGTCACTCAATCGTCTCAGGTGTCTTTCGGCCCCTTTCTCTCCCACTATTAGGTTTCCAGCGTCAGAGTTGTATGTAAATCTATCTAACCCTTCCTTTAGTGTGTTGTTGTCTACATTAGCTAGTTCTCTCATCCTTCCTGACCGTGTCATCTCAACGTGTGGGGTTCCTGCGAACTTCGGAGAACAAACTGAACTGCTCAACAAGGCCCGTGAGAGATTCTTCACTGTACTGCAAAAGATCCGTGACAATTTGGCAGCTGGGGCAGCGCGCAGTGTGTACACGCATCTCGGGGTGTACTCTCGTGACACGTTTGAGATAACATTTAACATGTTATGGAAAGTATAATATAAATCAGGACCTGATTCATTCCTTCTGTAATCTTCCTCGTCTAACTGTTGTAGTTTGTTAACATACTTTTGTCCCTAACTTTAGTTTTGTGTAGTCACCATGACCACTGTAGCTAGATATGGTTGGACTCATGAGCTCGATATGCTCAGAAGTCGCGCCTGGGTACAATATGCGGATCTCATGGGTTGGGCTAACCAACTGGTTAGTACTAATAGGTCTATCCAGCAGCGTCGTGATCAGTTGATTGCAGCCTATGAAGGTCTTAGCAAAACAGCTCCGTTCTCTACTACCAGCCGTTTTCCAGCTGAAGGTGTTTGGATCGATGTTTCTGAGCAGCAACTCGCCGAACTTATCAATGCCATCATCTTGGGTCTCTCAACTCATGACAGAAATCAGAACATTAACCTCGGTCAGGGTCCGGTTGATTCCACCTCCAGATATGCTTTCCAAGCTAAGCAAGATGCCTCCCGTCAGCTTCAGAAAAATGTGGACGCTTTAAATGCTTACATCGCCCCTGGCGAGGCTGTTGAGACTTTGAGTAAACGCGGTATCTACACTCAGGCAACTTTTGAATCGCGTTGGAAACTCACCTGGGCTTGATTATGGCGTATGGTAATCTAAGTGTGAGCAATGTGGAATTCGGTGCCTTCGTTAGATCCCTTTATAAGTTCTACTCTGATCCTATCATGTTGCGAGAAGCCGTCAGTGACCTTATGGCCCTCGCAAAGTGGTCTAATGTAGGTGTTCGAGTGAATCTTGTCCACCCTTACGTATCTACTGCTCTATCTAACCTCGTTACTTCTACTGGTGTTGATGATCTCAGTGTGTGTGTGAATATTTTGTTTGGTATAGTTTTTCTCCGTTCCCCCCTTGTGGGATGGTTGTTTTTCGACTGATTAAAGTCGTGTGTGTTAATTTTCTTCAATTGTGGGTTTCTATGCTTTCTTCCCACCGCCATTAATATGGTGTTTTCTTGAAAGCGGTCCTGTTATCTACAGGGTGTCATCCTAGTCTTTTCTATAAATTTCCTTTGACCCTACTAGGTGGGTCGTTAAAATTATTTAATTTCGTTGTGTGTGTTTTCTTCTTATCCTTAG